TAAACACCCATCTGGTTGTTTTGGTTCTCAAGATCAAGAACCGGCTCAAACCAGTTGAGTGATAGACCGTAGTCAAGTTGTAGTATTTTATCCAATCCTGTTAAACATGTGTAATCACCGAAACCTGAACGACCGTACACGTCATTAACTTGGTTGATCTCATTGATGGTGAGTCCATACCTAAGGTAGACCTGGAGGTCAGTGACGGAGAACTCGTTGTCAACTGCACTCTTGGTGGTGTAACTAGAGGTGTCGATGTCAAAGTACTTTTTGGCAACACTTTTCATGTTGTCAATTAGGTTGAAGTGGACACGTGGGTACATACCGTGGAGAAGAGAGTGTTGAAAAGAGTGGGCTCGTTCGATGAAAGGTTGTTTTCCGGGGATGTCTCCGTTGCATGTACCGGAGGCTCGTAACAACACGCCTAGGTTTAGTAAGGGCTGCAATTCGCCGTCGGTATCATAAACGGGTGAATGTTTTAGGAATTGTAGTTTGTGAGGAATGTCGCACTCCTCAACGGTGATAATGTACCCAATTTGTTCGAATCTCTTCTTTAGTTGCGTGGATATCGATTCGGTGACTGAGGGATCCTCGGAGAAAGGATGGTCCTGCAAGTACATACCAAACAGAAGGTACACGCAATTGTTGAGCATGGTGGTTAGTGTTGAACCGGAGAATAAGGTGGGCCCCTTGAAAGACCCGACAATCTTATCTTTCTTATAATCGGACACTATGGTAACCTGGTACTCAAGCTGCTTGAGAAGATCATCGATACTTGACAAGAGGGAGGGTGGAGTGAGTGCTCGTAAACATTTGAATATGCTAGAGTGGCTAGCATCACATGAGGAGATGTCGACGTTCATCATGTGTACTCTTCCTCGATACCTGTAGGATAAGCAGGCATCGTCAGAAAAATAAGACAAGTAAAATGTTTTTGGTGGATCAATGAGGCGTGTGAATACTCGTGTTAATGAAGCGGTATCGGGAGATTTACAGAAGGAGCAAGTGCCAATAGTCGTCTGTAGGTCATTCTGCTCGCATGCAGCTTTAATGAAAAGGGTGCTCCTGAAGCCGACCATGGACATGGCTACTCCAAGGTCACCAATGACCCTACCGACTTTCTTGGGCTTTCCGATCTCATTGGTTTTAAATTTGAGATTTACC